GTATGACGCCGGCAATCGGAGACTTGACTTCGATAGCATACTTCAGAAACAGAACTCGGGCAGTAATGTGAGCGTAAGGGTCGCCGTGGATGAAGAAAGTCATCTTCTCGTTGCCTTCACGAATCACGTAGTTATTACCGTAAACTTCGATTCTCATGTCGATACTTTACAATAATCCGTTGACGTTGGCAACTGCTCTCTTTAACAAAGTTGCCGGCGATTCGTTGCCTTCGTTGTTTTCCATGTAAGACTGTTCATATCCGGCATCGTCGATATACACGATTTCGACGTTACCGTATGGAGTAATCCGAAGCCGGCCCAGATGTTCAGCAATCCATTCGATGATCTGTTCGTCGTTCATATCAAGCAACCATTTCGACGCCAGTGATTTCTTCGACTCCGACAAGGATAACTGTTCCGGCTTTGAACTCCTTGCAAGGTTTGGTGAGCGTGACGGACCAGTTTCCATCTTCAGGCTTGGCGCCATGGTCGATGATTCCTTCGCCTTCCCAGTGATTATCCAAACGGAATTTGACAAGTTTCTTCATGAGATTATTATACTATTTCGGAGTCTGATTGTCAAGGACTTTCTGTATTTCCTTGAGAGTTTCCCGAATCGGTTTAAGGTCAACGAATACCGCACGAATGGCAACGTCGGGATGGACACACCCTTGAATTATACCGTTCAAGGTTGCCGTCACGTTGCGGAGAAGCAATAGTTGTTCCTCATTCATGCCAGTAATGCTCTTGCCTCTTTTTCGGAATGGCCGAATACACAACGACTGGTGTAATTCTGAAATAGTTGGACGATGATTACATCATTGCATCGGGCGCTGTGATAGATGGTTAGTTCACCCTCTTCGGTGATTGCCGAACGGAGGACTTCAAACCATACTTCAGCGAGTTTCTTCCGATTGGTTTGGACGTTGGTGAATTTGTTCCAGAACGTTCGTTTCATGGATTGATTATACTATTTTCAATCCTCATTGTCAAGGGAATTTTGGAATTTCGCACCACCATAGAATTGTAGTTGCTGGAACACAAATCGTGCCCTTTATTCCATCGGTGAGAACCCATTGAGTTTTTCCGATCTTACCATAACCATTATTAAGAGGTTTCAACCAAGCAATAGCAACGAGAGGTTTGGATTGAGAAAATGATTGGTAAATCGCATTCACCCGTATGTTGATTTCTGGTAATTCGGTTGTTGGAGATTTCCACATTTATTCGAGTGATTTGATTGTTTTCTTTGCCGTCTGTTCGTCGTGTTTACGTGCAGCCTCATAAGCCTCTTTCTGAACACGTCGAATCTGTTTGGCGAAATTCTTGTTGCCAATACAGTGATGAAGCTTAAACTCTCTGGCCCAGTCGTCCGGTGTTTTGATGTTCATGAAATTATTATACTATTCGGCAGAAGAAAGTCAAGGGGAATCCTTTCCCCTTGTTCGTTTATTGTTAGGCAGCGATGAGCTGCTTCACTTCGGCAGGCATCTCGTTGCCATCGTCAACCCAGATGCGCCTGGCAACCATCTTGATTTCGCTCACGTAGTTGTCGCCCATTTCAAAGGTGCCGTAAGTGGCATCAGATTTGGCCGCCACGAACCAACGAGCATACGGATTAACCGCTTCCAGTTCGGAGGTTTGGTATTTCTTGAGAACCAGATACGTGATGTTCCCAAGGTCGCCGGCGTTTCCTTGCCACACTTCATACGGTCGGTCCATCTTCCGCGTCTTTCCACAGAGGTTTTTGCTCATGAGATACTATAACAAATCCAGAGAGAATGTCAAGAGAACATTTGACTTACTTAAAAATGTGGGGACTGGTGACAGCCAACAAATTGGCCACAGCTGCCAACAGCCAGATGAACTTCAGAAAAAAGTTGAACCAGTTCTTTCGAGTCCAGATAACGAACAGGAAGAGAAACACGAGTGAGTTTAGAATGAGTAGGCTTGTCATGGGTTTTGTTAAAGTGGTGGGAATCCATTCCCTTGTTGTTGTTTACTGTTCCACGCCGAGCGCTTCGGCTACGATCTTGTCGATGGTGACACGGGCGAGGTTGTCCAGTTCACCCTTGCGGGCGACGGAACCGGCGACTTGACGAGCAACCTTGTCTGCCGTGGCACGGCCGCCAGGCAGTTTGGTTCGGAATTCATACACGGAACCATCCGGGAGATTGGCACGGAATACCCATTTGCCGGCGAAACCGTATGTGACGTTTTTGACTGTTTGTGCGTTCTTCATGATGGTATATTATACTATTGTTTATTAACTGGCAAGTTCAAGTTCAGACTGAATGTGAACAATGAATTTCTCGAAGTCTTCGGCCTTGACATTGACGAAAACATCGTGTCCAGTTCCACGAACGGTGAACCGAAAGCCTGGCGAACAGCCACACGAACAGCCAGCATACTGGCTCCAAGAGAATCCCTCGGCGACGATTCCCTTCGCCTTGAACTCAGCCAAGACGGCTGGAATGACTGCCTTCTTGTAGAGATGAAAGGGCCGATTGTGACGGTTGAAGAGGTTCTCCAGAATTGTCTCGCCACTCTGGAAGATATGAAGTCGGCTGTTCTTCACTTGACGGAGTTGACGACGGTTTTCAGCGGTGGAGTAATCCAGCGGACGGATGTCAATTTTCATGGTAGGAATATACCAAAGAATTGTCCCTTGTCAAGTCTTGACAATAGAAAAAGATGGAGTAACTTCAATGAGTGAATAAGACTACAAAAAACCTTTTAGCATTCGGTGTTAGTATTGTTGGAGTGTTGGTGACTGCTGCCGTAGTTCAGAAGAATGTAATCAGTCCGGTTGTGATTTCAGGCAAGAGTATGAATCCGACTCTCGCCAATGGCGACCGTGGTTATGTCAATCTGTGTGTTCTGAAATTCCGTTCGCCTAAGAATGGTGAAATCATCATCTTCCGCGACAACATTGATAAGGAATTGGTTGTCAAACGAGTCATCGGCGTGCCCGGTGACAAGATTTCAATTCAATTCTCACGGGTGTATGTCAATGGAAAACTTCTGGATGAATCGTATTTGAACAAGGGAACGTTGACTGCTCCAAGGAATTTCAACAATCTCACCCTCCGGCCGAATGAATATTTTATGATGGGCGACAATCGAAAGGATAGTCTTGACAGTCGGAACTATGGGCCGATATCCATCAAAGACATTCTTGGCATTTTTGTTTGGTAAACGACTTGCCAACTTCATAACTGAAAGGTAATATCGAACATGGCGACATACAAATACATCTATCTCCGAAAAGACATGCCGGCCAATAAACCCGGACGAACGTTTGTCAATGTTCATCTGTTGGAAGGATACAATCCTGCTAGGATTCGTGACATGCAACGAATGGCCAAGTTGATGAAGAAAGACATTCGTGAAGTCAAGATTGACGCAGTTGAATGTGGCCACGTCACCAAGTCCAGCTACTGCGACCGATTCACCTTGGCTCGTTGGGATGGTGAAATTCTGGCCACTCCAATTGCTCTCCATGACCTTGAACAAGCTGGATGGCGAATCATCAAAGACGGTCATCCAGATTATCATTGGATTTGAACTTGACAAACAACAAGAAACGAATAAAATACTAACATGAATACAGCATGGGAAACGACAGTTGAAGACGTTGAAACAGTTCTGAATGCTCATGGCCTTGACCTTGATGCTGACGAGGTTCACGGTCATCTGAACCACGACGACATTGAAGATGCCGCCTTGTATGGCGATGAAATGGAAGAGCAGACCAACTATGCCTATCAGGAGATTGAGCATCAGCTGATTGCGACCCTCGGCCATCTTCCCGCAGGAACGGAAACGAAATTTCCCTCTTGACACTGTTCGGATTAGGGATATAATATCCCCATGAACGAACAAGATATCCTTTCAAGTCTCCGGAGAATCGAATGTCAACTCTCTCCGGAGAATCTTACTTGTGACGGTGAACTACCCCGAACGGAAGTCAAACGCCGGGCAAAGAGACTTGGCGCCGAGAAAACACGTCTGGAAAAACTCCTTGGCCGGGTCCCTTCGATGAAAGAACTTTTCAACGTGGAATAAATTTGACAAATCCCCAAACAATAGTATAATCATTGTATGAATCTGAAACTCAAACTGACCCTAATCTTCGTCGCCTGTGTGTTGATTGCCTACGTCATCGTGGCCAAGTATCTCCCTGAAGCTCAGGCGAGCTGGACCGGAATCTAATGAAACAATTCCTCCTATTTGCCGGCTCCGACTATTACCCTTCGGGTGGTTGGGGAGATTTCAACAGCGACCATGATACGGCATTGGAAGCCGTATTGGCTGCTGCTGAACTTGAAGACGGAACGGATTGGTGGCAAGTCATTGATACACAAACTAAATCGGTGGTTCATACTGGCCATCGAAAATAGTCCTTGACATTTCTACAAAAAATTGTAGAGTATCACCATGAACGATACAACACCGAAAGAAATCACCAAAGGTTCCGTCGTCAAGTATAAAGACGGATACGTCCGGGTCACGGCCAAGTTCAAGAATACCGTCAATCTTGGCGGAATCTTCAACGGAAAGCTCTACCACAAGGGCATCCCTCTCTCCGAAGTGGTTGAGGCTCATGATGAATGGTATGAAGGATGGACCAAGAGCGAAAGCTACCAGTGCATGTAAACCAAACGAGGGGAAAGGATTCCCCTTGCCAAATTTCCAAAACAAAGTAACTTAAAGTATTATGGTATTCAACGTCGAACTTTACACCGATAAAGCCCACGAAGCGATGAAGGCCCTTTTCGCTTCTCAAAAACATCTCGCCCACAATCTTGAACAGGTCACCGACTTCGTTTCCAAGAGTGTTGGCCTGAATCCTTCCAGTGACCAGCAGGCTGCTGTTCTTAAAACCGTCGTCACCAAGGGATTGCTGAAGCTCGAACAAATGGGATTGATTGACAAGGTTTGGCATAAGATGAATTCTTCGGAGAAGCGTTGGATGGACCACAACAGCGTTGCCGATTCGGCCTACACGTCGATTTCCAACAATGAGAACAGGGCCAAGACAACCAAGGCCAAGAAGGCCGTAAGTCATCGGGCAGTCAATGCCTTTGAGCTGTTCCGATTGAATCAGGTCGCTCAATAATTGGTTAGGGCCCTTAGCTCAGCGGTCAGAGCAGGCGACTCATAATCGCTTGGTCGTAGGTTCAAATCCTACAGGGCCCACCAATTTGCCAAACATATAAAAAGTGTTATAGTATTTCGCCGGTGCGTTCCGTAAGAGCCAGAACAGTGTGGCATCCAGAAATAATCGGTTGCAAACGATTTGCGGCAGGACTCTTTTTGACTCGAATGATATCAAAGGTCAGAAGGATGGTGAAGGTGCAAATCCTTCCAGCGGCACCAATTTTATGAAAACGTTTTACGTGTTTACACCAAATGACCATAGGTTTCACGGGCCAATTTTTGCCTTGGACCATCAGTCTTGTTTGCTTTACGCCGGATATTGTTCAACCGATGTTCTTTCCAAGGATATTGAACGATGGCGTGACAATGCTGTTCACCTTGACAAGTTTACACTGGGAAACGGATGGATTCTTATCTGTTTCGAGATTGACAAAATCACAAAAGGGAGTAATGTAAATATATGAACATGTTTGAATGTATTGTGGTTTGCGTCATCGTCGTAACCCTCGGACTTTGCATCTGGAAACGTGGTTGGCCCTTCTAAGTTTATGATGCCTTCAGGTGTAATCAAACACAAGCAGAAGATTTCGCAAATGTCTCAAGAAGAGGCGACGAAATACTTTGCCAATCTTGACCTTGAACGTATTGTGTCTATGGAAAGACGCCATTGCGTCAAACCCGGAACTTATACGAAGTATGCCAAACGATGAACAGTGTCCAATTCATTCACACAAAGATTGTTGTTGTCGAATGAATGCCGAGGCCGAAGCCAAGGTAAGGGAACAGATGAAAGACCCGTGGGATCCAATCAATCAGACCGTTCTGGATGCCCTTGTGGATTTCAATTATGATGCTGAACATGATTACGTACCGATTTCAGCAGCCCTCAGCAAGTATTCGAGTCTGTTAGAGGTTCTTTCGTTCAATAGGGAACGAACAAGCATTGAAGAGATGCAAACCATCGTCACGAACAGTCATCGTAAACTTATGGCCAAACTGGCTCGTGCTGAACTTCACATCGAATTGACTGGCACAACTCCCCGCTTGCCACGGTAACAAAGTCTGATATAATAACTCAACTATGAAAACACTAGCTACAATCATCGGTGGTTTGATTCTCTTCGTCGGAGCTATTCTGCTCCTCGGCCTTCTCATGTCATGGCCGGTCTATCTTCTTTGGAATAGTTGCCTCGTTGGAACCGTTGCTGGCGTCAGCAAATTGGAATCCATCTGGCATGCCTGGGGAATTCTGATTCTCTGTGGATTTCTCTTCAAGTCTTCTTTCTCCAGTAATAAGAAGTCTGACTAAACCAATTTCGGTGACCCGTGATAGAAACGGCGAACCGAACGACTGCTCGGCCCCGTGGCTAAAAACGGGCTCTAAAACACAACAATAACCCCATAAACCCCCGGAGGTCACACTCCGGGGTTAAATTTTTGTAGGAAGTCACTTGACAATCACAATTTATTTGATATATTCTCGTCATGATAAGTTTCAAAATTGATACGGAACTCGAAGTTGTAACCGACTTCGACGAGAAGGCTGACCAGATTGTTGGCCAAGAAAACGACACCTTTCGGGCTGGCGAAGAGGTTGACGTTCAAATCGTGGAAGAGTATCAAATCAAAGGTGATACCTACTGCGACCTTCAATTCGGCGATGGTTCTGTTGCCTTTGGTGTCCGCCGTGATACATTCACCGTATTATGAACGACGAAATCAAACGGTTGGAAATCGACAAAGTTTGGACTGGTGACGGATTCGGCCAGGCCGAAGCGATTCTCCTTCACCAAGTTAAACGGGAAGGAAACGTGGCCATCTATTCCTTCTCCAAGGTCAAGACTCCGGCGAAGATTCAATGTTGGGAAGTCTTTCGGTTCAAAACCATTCTGAAGGGAACGCCCTTGCCTGGAAATGTCTTTGTTGAACAAACATACGAACAGTATCCCGGCAGCAACATGTTTGGAAAATCGGCATGGTCTGTTCATTCGATTGGCCGTGCGGAAGAAATCTTTGATGAGTTGGTCAAGGAAGACAAACAAAAGACCGCCCAAGCGGAAACTGACGCAGCCAATGGGGTTGTGACAAAGAAACGTGGCCGTCCGGCAAAGGTCAAGACGGTATAAAAAAGATTTGACATTCGTAACTGGATGTTGTAACTTGAATCTCGGTCGAAAGACTGTTGACAAAACCCAAAAGGGTCACATAGACAGTGAAATGGTTCTGGTAGCTTAATGGTAGAGCAGGCCCATTGCGGGCTTGGCATGGGTTCGATTCCCATTCAGAATGAAGTAACTGGAACAATTGGACGTAGGTCCTAAGTGAAATTGTGTTCAAATTGAAAGCCGGGAGCAGATATGCGGCCCTTTGAGGCCGACGGACACTTAGCGGTGCGGGCAAACATATCACCAGTGATTTTGCCGTCATTGGAAAAGCTCCCGGCATTATTTTCTTGACAATTGGAATGGATTTGATATAATTATTCCAAGATGAAACACAAGCTTCCTACTCAACTCCAACTGCTGAAAAGCATTCGTAAGCCTTTCGCTCCGGCGGTCAAGGTGGAACGGCCTACAAAGGGAGCTGGTTATCGTCGCCCTCAAGGTGACTGGAAGAAGTTCCTTGACAAAGACTAATCTTCAACTATAATAACTCCACGATGAACATCTTCGCAACCGCCCACTGGAACGGTAGAATGTGGTTCGCTCAACCCCGAGCAGGCCATAGTTGGGCAATCGACAACAAACAAGCCAAAGAATTTGCCCTACATGAAGGCAAAGAGATTTGGATTCGTTGTGACTCTCAACAAGACCAATTCTGCCGAGTAATGTCGGAACAAAGGAGTGTGGCATGAAATATACCACCGAACAAATTCTGGAACTGTTGGCCGCCGATGAAGAAAAACACCCTTCCGGCAAGTCTCCTGAAGACGTGGCCGATTTGCATTGTTCTCTAGCTGACATGGTTGGAACGGGAATCATCGAAATGGCTATTCAAGACGGCAGACCAATGTTCAAAGCCGCACTTCCTCCAGTCAAGATAAAAATTGACTTGACATCTACGCCTGAAATGTTAAATTAAGATGAATATGACCGAACCGGCCATTTATCAAGAGATTTACGAATTCGCTTCGATTGCCCATGACAAGAGGGCATTGACGCCAAAGAATCGTTTCCGTAATAACAGTCAAATCCCCTATTTCACCCATTGTGTTGCTGTCAAGGATAATGCCATCAATCGGGCGAATGATTTCTATCCGGATGGTTCACGCCAAGTCTTTTTGATCTCGTTGGTTGCCCTTCTCCATGACACTCTTGAAGATACAACGGTTACATGGGAAGAACTTCAGAAGTTTCTGAGTGAGTTACTTCCACTGGATGAAGTCAGCCAAGTTTTGGAAGCTGTGATGCTTCTTACCAAGAATAAAGATAACTTCAACATTATCATTTACTTGAGTAATATCCGACGCAATACCTTCGCTGCCATTGTCAAGCTTTCTGACCTTGACCATAACATGAGCGACCTGAAGCCAGGCAATTTGCTTGACAAATACAGGCTTTGCCACTACTTTCTGACACAATGATAACGGCATTCGTGATTCTTTACGTCATCGGAATGATTGGCGCTGGTCTGGGTTGGTTGCTCCTTATCTGTTTGGGAAATGGATGCCGAACAGGAGAAGCAGCATACGCCATTCTCACAACAATCTTCTGGCCTTACTTACCCATTCGTTTGGCCATCTTCGTAATCCGAGCAATCACAGGTTGGTAAATGACCTTCACTTTCAAATACCGAAGCGGGCCGGATTGGATGCGAAACAAATCGGTCACTAAAGAATTCCCCGATTCATCCTATGCCGAGGCATTTGCTTCAGGCCTTTCAGCCGGAGGAGCAGGAAACATTTCAGTCGAGACAAACAACCAACCAAAAGAATACCTTTGTGTATTGTGTAAAGAGATTCCGGTGAATCCACACGAAGGATTTGACACTTGTCCCGATTGTGTTAGTAAGTAAGGTGTAATATGGGAAAAACATACAAAGAGAAGCCAGACAAGTGGCGCCACAAAATCAATCACAAGAAACCGAACAAGCATAAGGGCAACAAACCTCGCCACGATGAAGGTGGCGGAGATAAGAAGTATTCACCCTTTGATGACTCACAGAGTTATCACGAATCATTTGGCGGTTAAGCCAGACACACTGGCGGTGTAGCCCAATGGCAGAGGCAGCAGACTTAAAATCTGTTCAGTGTCGGTTCGAGTCCGACCATCGCTACCAATTTTATGAGACAACTGGAAGAGATTCTGGCTCAATGCCGGAAAGAAGCGAATGATCATTTCGATAAGAATATCGCCGTGTTCAAAGGGATTGCTACACGGGACGAAGCTGTCATGATTTTCAGTGGCCTAAGAAAACTTGACAAAATGGAAGAAATGTATAACATTCTAACGATACTCGAATCCTACCTTTTACGGCCTTCGTGTGACGGCAGAATAGACCGTGGTGACATGAGAAAGAAACTCAAAGAACTTCTTGACTCTCTTTGATTCTTTGATATATTCTCTTCAATGAAACTTTCGTTGCCCTCTGTGATTTCCTTCGACAAAACCACCACCGATTTCAATAATTGGAATTCGATGCAGAATCGTTATGAGTGCAAAACTCGTAATCTTGGGCCGAAGTATCCAAAGACTCTCCTGAATTGTGTATGGAAGGAATTTTGTCGTCGTTGTGAAGAGTATCACATCAATGCTGCCAAGTATATCTTTTGCGAAATCACCGACTTGGAAGGCCGTTGGCAGATTGATTTCATGGACCAGGCCGATGGGAGAGGAGCAAAAATCTCCATTCATAGCATCATTTTCTCTGCCAAAAAGAAGGTCATTTATCAGTGCATCTTTTCAATTTAATGGTTGACAGTCATTCAAATTCTGATATAATTCATTCAATGAAAGCAATTGTCATAAAAATCACAGCAAAATGTTCCGACCTTTTCTCTGCCACGGTCATTGACGAAAAAGGAAACGTCATCAAGGAATATGACGGCTATGTCCCCAAGTTTTTCCCTGGTGAACATTTCGGCGATTACGTTGAACTGGACATTGAACTGGCTACCGGAAAAATTCTAAACTGGAGGCCGCCCACTCAGAAGGATATCAGTTCCCTATAAAGGATTTGACAATTTGTAAAACTATCGTAAGATATCACCATGAAGATAGACTTGGCCTCAATTGACCGTGATCAGTTCATGATCCACGAACATATTGTCCTTGGCGAAGTTGTGTATCTCCTTCAACCCCAACATATTGGTTGTAAGTGGACACAAGCCAACAAGCATTTTCGTTCTTCTGTATGGAATTCCGAAGGTGAATTGATTTCTGCTGGCCTTCCGAAATTCACTAACTGGGGCGAAAATCCTGAAAACTTCCCCGTTCCGACTTCCCTCCGTGATTGTTTGATTACGGAGAAGATTGACGGTTCTCTTCTCATTATCTCAAAATACAAGGGCGAATTCATTCTCCGCACTCGTGGTACGGTGGATGCGGCAAATCTTGACAACGGCCACGAAATTGCCATTCTCAAAGAGAAGTATCCCGAAATCTTCAAGTTCCAATCTTGTGGCATGGAAACGTGGCCATTCTCTCTTTTGTTTGAATGGGTTTCTCCTGTCAATCGAATCGTTCTTAGTTACGGCGAAGAAGCCGATATCATTCTCGTCGGCGCCATTTCTCATGACACTTACAATCTTTGGACCCAAGACTGGCTCGATTCATTAGCCAAAGGTTTCGGTTGTAAGCGTCCGGTCATGTATCGATTTGATTCTGTTGACAACCTCATGGCAGACGTTGACAACTGGAAGGGTAAGGAAGGCGTTGTTATCTATTCCAAAGAAGGCCAGACGCTTCATAAGGTCAAATCGGCATGGTATCTGGCCCTTCATCACATGAAGTCTGAACTGGCTTCTTTCGACAAAGTGATTGACGTTTGGTTTGCCCTCGGCAAGCCTGATTACCAAGGTTTCTATAATCACGTTGCCACTACGTTTGACTTTGAATTGGCGAATCAAATCCAAGGCGACATGAGCCGAATCTGTGACGGATTCAAGGAAGTGGCCAAGATTGTGGCGCACATGACGTTGTTTGTGAATGATGTTCGCCATCTTCCTACTCGTCGGGACCAAGCTCAGAAGATTATCGCTGCTTACGGTGAAACGAATCGAGCTGCTTTTTGTTTCAAATTGCTTGACAATAAGCCTCTCGCAGACGATGATTTGAAGAAGTTAGTTTACCAAGTATTGAAATGAACGTTGAAATCTACGTGGAACAGGAAGACGGAACGGAAATTACCGTTGTTTGCGATTGCAAGTATTGGTCCATGAGTCGGGGACATCGGGACAAATACGGGTGTCCTGAAGAACCTGATTCACCGGCAGAAATCGAAATCCAATCTTCAAAAAACAAGGCAACCGGTGAAGACGTGGAATTGACCGAAGCCCAACAAGACGAAGTGATTCAAAAGGGATTTGAACAAGTGGCGGATGTTGAGTGTGATTATCCCGAACCGGAACCACACGAATTCGACGAAACTCCGGTTGACTAAAAACTTTATGGAACGAACACTTTACGGATTCTATTCTCAACGTGCTGCTGAACTTTACGGAACTGTTTTGTATAAAAACATCAATGGCGGAACTACCGAATTAACTGGTGTCGTCGATGACCCAAAAGGAACTAGTTACGGCTGGGCCGATAAAGTTTTCGTTGGTGTCGTAACGAAATATCTGGCAAGAGGTTCAAGGGGAATCTGCGAACACAATAAAATCGTTTGACTAAACCTCAAACATAGATTACAATCCTGTATGATTAAAGTTCTCGTCTTGAACAAAAAAGCGGAAGTCTTCAACGCCTTCGCTGATGTTGACGGTGCCATTTCCTTCCTTCTCCGAACCGGATACATCAATAACAAATCTGTTATTCTCATTCGTGGCGAAAAAGCCCGTTACTTTGAAAACATCACGGATGTTGTCGCCCTTCAGAAACAGCTTCGTGAACTTTCCACCACGCTGTAAATGTTTCTGGTTTGTGTCATCTTTTTGATTGCCGTAGTTCCGATTGGCATCATCCACGGCCTAAATGTTCTTTTCCATTCTGGAATTCCATTCACGTTTGAATCTTGGTACATGACCCTGTTCTTTTGTTTGGTCATTCGATTCTTATTGACACCGATTGTTACAAATCAAACCAGTGTGATTCTTCCAACACAAGAGAAAGGAAAGGAAAATGAGTTACCGCCTCCAGAAGCTTAGACTTTTCAATCTAAACCCCCATTGTCATTGGTGCGGATGCTTGACCATACTCACCAATGAAAAAAATATCAAGAAACCGGAGCCAAAGATGGCGACGATTGACCACTTGATTTCTCGTTACGATCCTCGTCGTTGGCTTCACACTGCTACAAACGAACAAAGAAAAGTTTTGGCTTGTTTCGAGTGTAATCAAAAACGGCAGAAAGAAGAAACTGCCCAATTAACACAAGAGGAAATCGTTGCTCGTTCCCGTGGCGTTACATTCAAACCAAAGAAGAGTTTTCCAGCTCCGGTCAAAACACTTGACGAATTAAAAAAACTCTACGCTGACCAGGGTTTTGATTTGGATATAAATAATGGACAGCCAAAAGTTGTTGGTGTAATTTCATAAGATGACGAATCCTTATTTTGAATTGCTTCAACAAGAGCCTGCCGTTGAACAAATTCAAATTGACGTGATGGCTTCTCTTGGTTTCTTTGCAACGAAACGTGATAATAGCTGGGTACTTTGGGAATTGAAAAATTGGCCCGAAGTAAAGATTTGGCTTCAATCATTCCAAAACGATTTGAGCCACCAATATATTTTGATGCAAGTCTTTAAGGCCGGCATTTTGAACGGAAGAGTTTTTCAATGTAACGAACAACGTTTGTCGATTGGACTTCCAGCAATGGCCGATTTGGATGT